TACATTTTGATTTACATTTTGATTTACATTTTGATTTACATTTTGATTTACATTTTGATTTACATTTTGATTTACATTTATTATTTCACTCTTTTCACTCTTTTCACTCTTTTCTCTATGTTGTTTAATTCTATCCAATAAATTCTTCCTAAGTTGATTTGGATTTACAAAATTAAAATTTTTCTTATCTTTTTTTTTTAATGTTTTTGCTTTATCCTTCTTTTTACCACCAGACATACTAAATAAATCAGGGTTTATCGATATTGTTTTTCTCGAACTCATAAAATATATATTATTTTTATTTTATTTCAACTACTAAAACTAATTAAATCTTAAAATAATATAAAAATTGATTTACATTATAGATTATTCATGTATATAAAAAAAATGGAACCGATTACTAAAAATCGCATAGATGTTGATAACGGTGTTTCGTATAATTATGAAACTCCATGGAAGCTTATTGAAAATTATTTCGAAGGTAAGTATCTAGATCTACTTGTTAGACACCAACTTGAATCATATAATACATTTATTGAATATGAAATACAAAAAACTATTGAAATGTTTAATCCTGTATGTATTAAATCTGAAAATGATTATGATGAAAACTCTAAAAAGTACTCACTAGAAATAGTTATAAATTTTAATAATTTTCAATTATATCGTCCACAAATCCACGAAAATAACGGTGCTACTAAACTTATGTTTCCACAAGAAGCTCGACTTAGAAATTTTACTTACGCATCTTCTATGACAGTTGATATTAACATTCAGTATATTACACGAAATGGGGCTAATCTTGAAAATGTCGAAACATCTAGTAAAGTTATTTCTCAAATTCATATCGGTAAACTCCCTATTATGTTGAAATCTTCTATTTGTGTGTTAAATCAATATAAACATATGAATTCATCATTAACAGGTGAATGTAAATATGATGCAGGTGGATACTTTATTATTAACGGTTCTGAAAAAACCGTACTCGGTCAAGAAAGAGCTGCTGAAAATAAAGTTTACTGTTTTAATGTTTCAAAAAATAATACTAAATGGTCTTATATGGCAGAAATAAAATCTGTTCCCGATTTTAAATGTATTTCTCCTAAACAAATTAATGTTATGATTTCTAGCAAAAATAATGGTTTTGGTCATAGTATTTACATTCAAATTCCTAGAATTAAAAACCCTCTCCCGATATTTGTTGTTTTCAGAGCACTAAATATTATTAGCGATAAAGAAATTTGTAATAAAATTGTGCTAGATATTGATAACAAAAGATATAAAGATATTTTGTCATTTCTACAGGCTTCTATTGTTGATGCTGAAACATGTAATGTCATTACTTATGAAAATGCGATTGATTATATTACTGCAAATGTCATGTTTACCCCTATTAATATGTCCAAAGAAAATGGAGCTATAAAAAAACGGGAATTCGCTATTGATGTTTTGTCTAATGATTTATTTCCTCACTGTAGAACAGATGAACAAAAAATTTACTTTCTAGGATACATGATTAATAAAGTCATTAGAGCTAAACTTAATCTTATCGAACAAGATGATAGAGACTCATATCTCAATAAAAGAATCGATTTGACTGGTACGTTACTTAACAATCTATTTAGAAATTATTTCAATAAAGTTGTTAAGGATCTACAAAAACAAACCATCAAGGAAATTAATAATGGTTCTTGGCGATCGACAAATGATTATATGAATATTATTAATAAAACAAATATTTATAAAATTATTAAATCTACTACTATTGAAAATGGTATTAAAAGAGCTCTGTCTACAGGTGATTTCGGCATAAAACATTCTACGAACAATAGTAAAGTTGGCGTAGCACAAGTTTTAAATCGTCTTACTTATGCTTCTAGTTTGAGTCATTCTAGAAGAATTAGTACACCTATCGATAAAAGTGGTAAACTTGTACCTCCTAGACTACTACATAATACCTCATGGGGATTTCTGTGTCCTGTTGAAACTCCTGAAGGTCAGTCTGTTGGTGTTGTTAAAAATCTCAGTTATATGACACATGTTACTATTTCTTCGGAAAGTGACACTATATATCAAAATATTCAAAGTGATATTACTAATATTGATGATTGCAATACATCTAAAGAATTAGATAATTATGTTAAAGTTTTTGTAAACGGTTGCTGGGTTGGCATTACCAACAAACCAAAAGAATTATATGATAGTTTAAAAATTAAAAAATATAAGGGCATTATTAATATATATACTTCTATCGTATTTAATTACAAAGAAATGGAAATCAGAATATGTAATGATGCAGGTCGTTTAACACGTCCATTACTTAAAGTCAAAAATAATAGGTTAGTTCTTTCAGAATCCGTTATGGAATCAGTCAAATCTAAAAGTATCAAATGGAATGAACTACTTACGGATGTTGTACTCTCTGAATCTGTTATTGAATATATTGACCCTGACGAACAAAATTCTTCTATGATTTCTATGTATCCCAAAGATTTATCTGTTGTTGACCCTAACTATATTAAAAATTATACTCATAGCGAAATTCACCCTAGTACTATGTTTGGTATTCTGGCATCATGTATTCCATTCCCTGATCATAACCAATCTCCTAGAAATTGTTATCAATGTGCTCAGTGTAAACAAGCAATGGGAGTTTATGCTACCAATTTTGATGTTAGAATGGATAAAACCGCGTATATATTAAATTATCCTATGAGACCACTCGTTGATACACGTTTAATGAATATTATTAAAGTAAACAACATTCCATCTGGTTGTCAAGTTATTGTTGCTATTATGACACATACTGGTTATAATCAAGAAGATAGTATCCTATTTAATAAGGGATCTGTCGATAGAGGTTTGTTTCAAGCAACTATTTATCATACTGAAAAAGATGAAGATAAAAAGGTTCATGGTGATGAAGAAATTAGATGTAAACCTGATAAATCTAAGACTAAAGGTATGAAGTTTGGTAATTACAATAAAATCAACAATCAAGGTGTTATTCCCGAGAATACATTAGTTGAAAATAGAGATATTATTATTGCCAAAGTTGTTACTATCAAAGAAAATAAAAATGACCATACTAAATTAATTAAATACGAGGATTGTAGTAAAAGTTTTAGAACTAGTGAGGAAACTTATATCGATAAAAATTATATTGATAGAAATGGTGATGGTTATAATTTCGCCAAAGTTAGAACTAGAGCTGTTAGAAAACCTGTAATGGGTGACAAGTTCTCGAGTCGTCACGGACAAAAAGGTACCGTCGGTCTTATTATTCCCGAAGAAGATATGCCTTTTACTGATAGTGGTGTTAAGCCAGACATTATTATTAATCCACATGCTATCCCTTCTAGAATGACTATAGGTCATTTAAAGGAAACATTACTCGGTAAAGTTTTAATTGAACTCGGTCTATTCGGTGATGGTACTAGTTTTGGAGACATAGATGTTGACTTTATTTCTAAAGAACTACAAAAAACTGGATTTGAATCTTATGGTAATGAACTATTATATGATGGTAATACTGGTCAGCAACTAGAAACCAGTATATTTATTGGACCTGTATTCTATCAAAGATTGAAACATATGGTTGCGGATAAACAACACAGCCGTTCCATCGGACCTATGGTTAATCTTACACGACAACCTGCTGAAGGTAGATCACGAGATGGTGGACTACGTTTTGGTGAAATGGAACGCGATTGTATGGTTAGTCATGGTGCTGCTAGATTTACTAGAGGAAGACTTTATGATGCATCTGATAAATTTCAGATTCATGTCTGTAAAAAATGTGGTATGACATCATCTGTTAATGATAAACTACATGTTCATATTTGTAAAATGTGTGATAATAGAACTGAATTTGCTAACGTACAACTTCCTTATAGTTGTAAGTTATTATTTCAAGAACTACTTACTATGAACGTCGCACCTAGAATGATCGTTACTTAATTATAATTATAATAAATATGTTTAATTATTATAATTATTATACTTATTTTTTATATGAATTACAAAAATCTTCCTCCTGGAAAATATTATTGGGATAAAGATCAAATTATTAATGATGAATATATTAATATTGATATTTTAGAAAACTTATCGTGTGGAACTGGTGAGTATTGGCGTAGTTATCGATTGGGAGATACAGTTGGTGGTAAATATAATAAAAAATTCGAAACTATCGAACAAAAGTGGCCTAATTCTATTAAAGATAAGTACATGAAATTAGCTTTTAATAAAGCTAATAAATACGACATACTTTTTAGTGTTATTAAAGCATATCCATTATATACTTTTAATACTACAAACTTTATTTTTATCGGTATACGTGTTGGTGATGTTATGGGGGGTAATATACTTACTAATTATGTTATTAACGAAGATTATTATAAAAATTTAGATCTTAGTAAATATCTAAATAAAACGTGTATTATCTGTTGTGGTTCTCATTATAATAGTAATACGCCCTATACTATAAAATATGTTAATACTTTATATAAAATTATGAAAAATAAAGGGTTTGAAAATGTTTTTGTTCGAGCAGGAAATAACCCTGATGATGATTTTACTTTATTGTGTGGTTCTGATTATTTAATACACGGTTTAGGTAGTTATCATAAAATGATTCGGAATATGGTTATTGAATATGGTACAAAAGGCATTCTTAACTAAGACTACAGTTCATATTTCGATTCTTCATCAGGTTCAAGCGAAAATGAACCATCATCATCTACATCTATATTATGCTGATCATAAGGATTATGTCTAATACCTTCTATTTCGCGTAGTTGTCCTAACACTCCAGTTGCTCCTGAAGTTGCTGGTGGAGTTACTTGTGGATCTTGTGGATCTTGTGGATCTAAACTCCATAAAAAATTGTTGTGACTGTTGTTACTATTACTTGCAAATGAATCACTAATATTCATAACATTACGTATATTATCTATATTAACTGATGTATTACTATCAAATGAATTATCACCACCATAAGCAAACATCGCATTACGTACATCCATAGATGTTTCAATACGAGAAATACTATCATTTAAATTTCTACTTTCATTTATATCTAATGAACTACTATCTATATCACTAATATTACTAGTATTGACAGGGTATATATAGTTCATATATTCATTCTCTGTTGAGTTCATATATTCATTTATTGAGTCAAAATTAATATCTGTTTCACTTTCTTGATTACTACAATTAATATAATCAATTTCAGTTATCAACATCATTTTATACTCACTTACATTTGATGCATCTCCATCATCTTCATTATTTAATATAATATTATATTCTGGAACTATTATAGTGTGTTTATTACTTGTATCACCAGATTTTATCATAAATTCTATGATATATATCCAAATGCCTTTAACAGGATTTGGTTTTTGTGGTTCATCTTCATCTTCACCTATCATATCTAACCCATTTAAAATACTATATAACCCACAAATTTTACCACATATTGTTTTTTCTTTTAATTCATCATCTTCTTTTGTTTTTATAACTAATTTTACATGGGTTAATTCTGGATTATTATGAATTATTGACGCTTTTTTGGGAATATGGTCTGTATATATTTTAAAATTAACCATATTATCACCATCAATATAACGGTGTGATAATACAATTTCTTTCATATGATTTTTTTCGCTAAATATTTCTGAATAATCAACAACTCTATAATCTTTAGGTCTTAAATTGCTATATATCTTTTTTTCACTATCTTTCCCACGTGCAAGTTCTTCTATAATATTTTTATGTGATTCTATAACTGATATTTTATACAAAATATCATTCAATTCATTTATAATATCTTCTTCTTGTTGTAATATATCTGTTAGTGCGTCGTTATTTTCGTTAATTTTGTTAATTTCACTAGCTGTACTATTAATAATTTTGATTAGATTGTCTAGATCTTCTTGTGATCCACCGTCAGGTTGAGATTCTAATACTGAACGCATGTCTTCTGTCCTAAGTAGTTCATTATATAATTCTCTTAAATTGTCTATGATTTTTTTTGTATTCTCATCTTTAATGTTTTCTTCTATAGCTTGTATATAATGTGTTATAGTATTATTTAATATATTTTCTAGAAATTTTGCCTCACTTATTTCAGCAGTATATAATAATACAGTTTTCATTACTTCTTTCAATTCTTCGGATTTGTTACCTATATCTTTAATAATATTAAGATATTCTACATAAGTTGGAATATGTAATTCATCCAAATTATTATAACCATGTACATATAGAATCTTATTTTTTATATCAGTTATAATATTTTTTACAATCACCAATCCTCCTTTATTAATATTAAATGCGTCGTCTATCGTTGCACCATCTTCATTATAACTTTTAATATTCTTTTCTGTTTCGTTTTTAATTTTTTTTTTATCAAAAAATTTTTCAATATCACTTATTTTTCGATTACCTTCTGCAATATGTGTTCTGTCATTATTATTTCTATCTTCCATTAAATTTTGGAAATTACTGAGTAACGTTTTATAATTATTAGGTGTACATTCTGTTAATTCATAAATAATTTTATCATCCGTTTGTCCATGTGTTCCGCTTACAGTTGACAGATTTGAATACCTTCCGCCAATTCTACTTGTATCTATTACTTTATCTGTTTCTTCAGAATAACTTATTTCACGTGGTTTTAATATAAACATAGTTGTTTCATTAACATCTAATAAAATAGAAGAAGAAAATGCATCTAGTAATCTAGGTCCGATGCTTAAATGTAATTTAAAAAAACGACGTTCCCCATGTGTTCCACCATAACCTACATTTAAATTTTCCATATGTAAATATTCTCCTCCAATAATGTCACTATGAATTTTGGTCTTTTTAGTTTTATTTTGAATTGGTTTCATAGATATACCGTCTTTTGTATAAAATATTCGCGAGAATTCCGATGAATAATCATTTATAACCCAATTTGTAAATAGTTGATTTGGATTTTTTAAACTATATTTTAGTGTGTCTAATGATATAGCATTAAACCTCATTTTATGTATGATGTTATCACTATCTTTAACTTTATATATTTCGGCAAAAACAATATGTGGAGTTTCTAAATTAAAATTTGACATCCATAAATTATCCATTACTGTATTATTTATTTGTTCTGTAGTTGTATAATCAAATATTTTATCAAAATTATCAGGAAGATTATCATATAATTCTACCAAATCTTTTAAATTTTGAACTTCTGAGCTTAATATGTTTTCATCTTTATTAGATATATTTTCAGTTGACATGTATATATTAATTTAGGATTATATTATTATTTCATTATTATAAAATATTTTATTATATATATAATGCCTAAACCAATAGCGTTAGTTAATAATACAAATGCCACAGCCAGAAACCGTAAAGTGGTCACCATGGTTTGGAATGGAGATTATATTAACCATGCAAGTAGAAGTGGGGGAACTTTTAGAAATTTAATGAATGCAGGGGACCCTTTATCAAGAAAAAACTATACATGTGGAGGACCAAACCCTTTATCTAACTTACCAAGTGTTAAACAAAACGTTTCTTTATATAGAGGTGGTGTAAAAAGTACTGATTGTGATGGAACAAATATTCCTTCTGCATCGTGTAATGTAAAATATGTATATGATTCATCTAACTTTACTAGATTTAGAAAAGAGACCGCTATTAATAAATCATATAATGATACATCATTTAGTGGTCCTGGTAATGGTGCACAAACTGCTTTAAGACGTGCTCGAATATAATTTTTAGTTTTTTATATATTTATATTATATATAATGAACAAGTATCTTGTTGAGTTTTTAGGAACATTATTCTTTATTTACGTAATTTTAGCAAGTGGAAGTCCTTTGGCTATTGCGGCTGCATTCTTGCTAATAATTATGGTAATTGGTCCTATTAGTGGAGGTCATATTAACCCTGCTGTTACAATTACTATGGTACAAGCAGGTAAACTTCCTCAAGCAGAAATGTTACCTTACATCGCATCACAATTAGCAGGTGGATTAGCAGCTTTACAAATTTTCCAACGTGTTTAAATTAATTAAATAAAGTAATACATTATTTAATTAACAAAATTAGCGAGACACAATCTGACACCATATGACACCATATGACATTTAAAATAAGACAAATCGTAAAAATCTAAAACCTGTAAAATAAAATAAAAATATGTTCTCTAATTCTTACCATCATCAATATAGTTTTTTACCCATATTGTATACTAAATATAAACCCAATAACGAAACAGTTCCAATATAAAACTGTAATAACAGATCATCATTGTCATTATTTAAATTTGTAAATGTTTCTCTACACGCTTCCCCAGTTTCTGGATTTCTTTTTCCTGGAAATAAACAAGCATCCATCGATTTTACTTCAATTACTGGTACATGTTTTATTTCCATTTTAATATTATCATTATTATCTCTAGTTTCCATTTCAATTGGCATACATAATGGTTTACCATTAGTCTTCATCGCTCTCCAGAAATTTGCAGGATTTATTGCTTCTAAATTTTGCATCGCTCCAGGTATTTGTCCCTTAAATGTACTAAAATTCACACCCATACCTGATGATATAAATGGAATTTGACCTCTAGGTACATGACTAATATAAGTATATCTATCTACTTCTGATAAATTACCATTTTCATCTGATGTTCCCCGTTTAAAACATTTTGTATTTGTTGGTAAAAAAAATTTATTACCGAGTGGTTTACCAGGTTTACTTGCTCTACCACCTCCTGATACCATTAATTTTACATATTCTATTAAACCTCCTATATCTCTTGCTGTTACACTTAAAGAACCATGATCTGACATACCCATTTCGCGTGGTGTTCTTATTTTTTTCCAATATTCATATGTTGGGCCCAATAACTTCTCTTCATTCTCTTTAAATTCTTTTTCAAGTTGTTCTAATTGTTTTTCTTTTTCGGATTGACTCATATAATATAATAATATATATTATATCAGTTATTATCCTTAATTTTCATTATAACTTTGATATTTTTTTCTCATTTCTATATATTTTTGTCTCAATTCAGTCATTTCATTTTCTATACTACCTATTTTACTATTAACATAATCAACTGTTGGAGCACCTTGTAGTGTTTGTCTAATATCTGATATGTTTGTTTTATTTGTTTTAAGTTTATCTTTCATTTCAGATAGATTAGTATCAATATCTGATTGTTTTTGCTCAATAGAAGCTAACTGTTCCATTTGTGATTCAATACTCGCAAATCTTGTGTCACTTCTAATAGAATGTTCTTCGATCTGTTTCTGAATATCACTTATTTGCTTTTGATTTTCTTGAGAAATAATTTCTGCTTTTGAAATTGTTGCTGGCGCTGGTACTGGTGATGGTGTTTCTGTTGTTTCTGTTGTTTCTTGTGTTGTTTTTTCTTCTTGTTGTTCAAATGGTTCTTTTATAGATTTTTTTAAAATTTTTATATTATTTACTAATTTTTTAACGTCATTTACTGAATGTTCTTTCAAAAATATTAAATCTTGTCGATTATTGTTTGGTTTTATTTGTCTTATATCCTTATTGGTAATATCATTTAATGTCTTTTTTTTTCTTTGTATATCATCTGTTTTTGAACTATTTTTCTTTAAAGATAATTTTTTATAATTATTATTTATCCATCTAGTATCATTATCATCTAATGCAATACCCTTTTTCTTAAGTGTATCTATATAATTTTTATCTGTAAATCCTTCTATCACACCTATGTCTTGACCAAAACCAAACATGTTATATATTTTTTCAAATATTGGATATAATATTATAAAAACAAATAATGGTACTAATACTTCAATAATATTCATATATAATATTTCAATATTTTCTTTTCTATAAATATATATAATGTCAAGAATTACAGTATTTGAAGGATTTTATAACCAACCACAAATAAAATGGAAAAGTGCTACTCCACTAAATAAAACAGGTTTTGTTTATTCAAATGCTCCATCTAATATTAGACCACTTGATGTCTCTCAAGATAGAAGTGCACCCTTTGGTAAACCACGACCGTTACAACTATACAGAAGAGGGCGAAGTCTCAGACAAATAGCTTCTTCTAAAGTTACCATGAGAGAAAGTTTAGAAAACCCTGGAACATATATTACTAATAATAACAAAACTTCTGAAGAACTATGTAGTGAGTGTAATGGTAGTAGTTTAATCAACACATATGGTAGCAAAACTAATATGTCTAATAACCCTCAGACTACTGATCAATGTTATAGTCAAGCTAACTTTTCAAGAACTATGTTACGAAACCCTAAATTTAATTTACAAAAAACATATTATACTAGACATGAAGATTTAAGAAAAGCTAGGGGTGCTGTTCATAAATCAAATTTGTATTATTCCAATTGTTCAGATGATAAATGCTTAGATGTTGATACTCCTACTAACGCTAAATATCATATTAACGGTGCTGTATCATCTAGTACTCGTTTAGATAGATTAAAATTAGAAGCTGTTGAGAAAACAAAAACTCGTTACGTTGGTGATTATAAAGAACCATATAATCAAAAATCAAAAACCGAAGATTTCAACTGTACCTCAATAAAAATGTGTACCAGAAACACAAGATTTAGAAAATTATAATTTCAGTAAAAATATTACTATATTATATAATGGCAAAATCACGCTCAACTTACCATAAACCCGCTAAGACCACTCAAAGACGCAAGAAACAAACCGCAGGTCGTCGCGCAAGAAAAACAGGAGGTAAAAGAACTCGCAAATCTACTGGAAAAGTAACTGTTAGCAAAGTTGTTAACTCATTTACACGCTTTTTCAAAATTTAAACTTTTATTATGCAATAATATATTTCTATATTGTATAATGAATTACATTAAAACTATTAACAATATATTCCAAGAAAGAGATAAATTATTAAAAGGCAATTTTTAGTATTATATATTTTTGCTGTTATGATTGTACAAAAATATCTACCAGAATACTTTTATGATTTCGGTCTTGGTACTGGACGTTCATCATCAATATCTTATAATTTATTACTTTTATTCGCTGCTATCTTTTTTACATTATCACCTAAAGGTGGTATTGTACTTTATTCTTATTTCTTGTTAGGTGACGTATTTTTCACTAGTAACTGGGTTGAATATGATTAATTATAAATTTTATATTATTAAATTAATATCATTTAATAATATATATGAGAACACGTAAAAATAGAATAATTAAAAGACGAAAAACAAAAACTAAGTTACCAAAATTAAGAAAAATAGATAAGTCTATGAAAAAATTTCATTATAAGATAAAAGATCCATTTAGTAAAAGAAAATTGGCTATTCATGATGGGGTTAAAATGGAGGCAAAGAAAAAGAACGGATCACTAAAAAAAGCAGCTATAGCTAAGAAAGGTAGGTTTAATATACTTAGAATTTACAGAAGATATAAGAAAGTAGATGAATGCAAGACAATTACAAAAGATATGAAATATATGGATAAAAAATATGGATTAAACAGTACAAAAGATATTTGTGGTAAAAAATAAAATCACATATATATATGAAAAATGAAAGTTATGTTTTTGGATATGGATCATTAGTTAATAGCGAAAGTAGAAATAAAACCATAAAAATAAATAAAAATAATATTATACCTGCTGTTATTAACAAAAACTTTGGATATGTAAGAACTACAAAATTTCCTTCAATGGGAATAATTAAAGTAAAACAACACAAAAAAGATATTAATGGATTGCTTTTTAAAATTGATAATACTGAATTAGAATCTTTTGATAGAAGAGAAAAAAGTTATAATCGTATTATTGTTCCTAGTAAATATATATCTATTATTGGAAATATGTATTTTGACACTTCTTTACCCGTATATATATATAAACCCAAAGTTAATTTTGGAATAAAATCGGGTAAAACATGTACACAAAAGTATTTAAAAATAGTAAGTAATGGATTCAAAGAATATGGAAATACATTTCATGAATTATACTTGAAAACAACCGAATTTGTTAAGAGTAAGAAAACAAAAAGAAGAAAAAACAACTATGTTAATAATGTTAATAAAAAAACTAAAAAGAAATACACATAATACACACGAGAGGAATCGAACCTCTATACCAATCATAAATGGATTGAATGTTGCCATTACATCACGCGTGTTGGTCCTCTCTGCCGGATTCGAACCAGCGACCTATCGATTACTACATTAAACCACTACAGTCGATTGCTCTTCCAACTGAGCTAAGAGAGGATATATTAATATCAATGTTTTATTTATATTGTTTTTTTTATAATTCATTATATTCAATACTGTTTGTAATACACCAATTTATACATTTTTGTTTATTTTTCTCATTTATTTCTGATATTTTATCATTACAGTTATTTTTTTCATTAAATTTACAAATATTATGTAAATAACAATAATTATCTAACAAAGTTTGTGCTGTTATTGAATTACATTCTTCTATTTTTGATATAAAAGTTGTTGGTACATTATTTTTTAAAAAACTTGTAAGTTTTAAATTTTTATCGTTCTTCGTATAAAAATTATAAAAACTATCACATATATATTTAATGAAATCTTTGTTTATGGTATTAGATAATCGTTTACAACAAATATATTTATAGTTTTGTAAATAATTATTAATATTTGGTCGTATGATTACAGTTTTTTCAAAATAATTACTAACAAAATATAATAATTCAATATTATGTTGTTCATATAAATTAGGAATCTTAAATATAATATCAGATTCTAATTTTAATATATATATGCCAAGTATTACATTTAATATATATATATTGTTCATTTTATTATCATAATAATCACAATCCATAATTGTTATTAAGTCAAAAGTGTTTTTAAATTTTTCCTTAATATGATTATAAAATTGTTTATTTAATATACTAATATCTTTTTCACGTTTTTTCATAATACTTGTAACAACTTGATTAGATGAATAATATTTATCTTCATCATTTTTTCTAATCATTTTTAATGCTGATATAATATCATTATCTATATGAGAAAAATGTATGGATGTCATGCTACTTTGGATATTAATTTTTGATAAATTAAAAATTTCAATAAACAACAGTTGGTTAAAAGATATTGATTCATCCTTTATAATTTTATGTAATAAATTATATGGCGATAATAGTTTTTTTACTATTTCATTACCCTTATATTGTTTTATATCTTGTTTTAAAGTATTTAAGTTATCTAAATAACAATCGTGTGTTAATTGATTACCATATTTAATTTGTATATTATCTATTGTAATTGGGGGGTAGATTTTAGGTAAATAAAAATAACTCATAATAAATATAATGGAATATATTTCATTATATTTACTGTAAAATATCTATTAATTTCTCATCACCATCAAATAATTTTAAATTTTTTAATTCATTTATACTACATAATTTTATATCTTCATGTACATTCATTTTCAGATTTTGTATATCAATTATCTTTCCTTTAAAGAATATACACTCTATATTATATTTTTCCATCTTATTTGTAAATATTTCTTTATGAATACTTATTTCTAGGTTTAACTCTTCTTTCCATTCTCTTTTTAAACACTCTTCTAATGTTTCTCCTTCTTCACATTTTCCACCTGGAAATTCCCAATAACCACTATTTTGTGAATATTTACTTCTTAGACCTAACAATATTTTGTTATTATAATACATTACCCCACATGCTACTTTCATTTATCTGTATAACTAATAAAAATAATAATAAATCAATTTTATTAATTAAATGTCTGTAATCTGTTTAATTTTCAACTTATAAGGAAGTCTTTTTATTTTTTTAATTCGTTCTTGTTCTTCTAAAAATTCTGTTAATTTTTCCTCTTCATCTGTTTTACTTATATATTTATCATCAATTATTACATTCTCTGCATTAACTTCTCTAATTTTCTTAAATACAAAGTATCTGTTAAGAAAAGATATCTGTTTCTCATAATCCTTCATATCCTTTGAATTTCTCAAATCTTTTTCATCTATGATACCATCTCGTAATTCATCATTCATTTTATTAAATAATGTTTCAAAGCTGTTTGTCCCACCTGGTATATTTAAATCTAGACACTCTTGTTCATTTATTAATCTAAAACCATAGTTTTCCATTACACGTATCAAATAAGTTGAATTTACTAAATACTCTTTTGCTGGTTTACCAATTGAGTCCTGATAAACACATATTGGATAATTTACACTTGATGAATCGTCCTTAAATTCCAAAAAGTCATATCTTTTTTCAATCTCCCATACCTTCTTACTATTTTTATTTATAGTTATACTTTCACCCTTTTTGTATCGTTCTAACATACTAAATATTTTGTTACCATCATAACATGTAGCTACAAAATAACCATTCACTTTAGTACATTCACAAACATTTCGCAGGAATTGTTGTAATATTGTTATATTTTCAAAGAAATAATGTAGGGCAAATTGACATGATGTTATATTAAATCCATTCTTACCCTTACCATAATGTTTAAATACTCCTTTCCCAATAATTGTTGCATCTTTTGGACCATCTCCAAATACTGCTCTTGTTATTGTTTTATATTTATCGCTATTAATTGCATCTGTATTTCTAATATTCATAGAACTATTTCCATTTACAAATAAACAATAAGGCATTCTTTTACGCCTTTTTCTTTCCTCTAAGTATCGTACACATGCTCCGTCCAACTTATTCTCTATATTATCTGGTGATAAATCGATTCCAAATACAAAATCTAATTTACTTTTTATCCATTTTGGTAAATCACCACCTTTTCCTACTGCTACATCAATCAATATATCATCAACATTACTTATTGTTGTAATCAATTTCGTTTTTACATATAAATTGTGAAAATCTTTTAATCTCTTAGTTTGATTTGTTGTATCTGTTTTTCTATAATATACATCATCATCTGCCATTTCTTCAGGTATTCCGTTGCCTGTCATCAGCATTTTTTCTGTAATTGGATTATGTATTGATTTCCAATTACTATTTGCTGTATCATAATTATTACCATACATTTTAGGACCTTTTCTACTTCGATATTGAAAAGTTTTGTCATTTCGTACTCTTAATGGAATCCATTTCCATCTATTTTCATTTTTTTTATCATATCTAAATTCTACTATTGTATTGTCTTCAATTAAATCATTTTCCTCAGTATACATCTGCATATCTCCATTAATATCTTTTTTTAGCATTACATTACATATATAAGCATTATCATCATATGGATTTGTTGGATAAAAGGGTAATGCTTTATAATTATCTTCACTATTATCTTTTTTTCCAATATCATCTTCTATTACATTTGCACAAGGATTCATATATCCATGTTTTTTTTCATCAAATCCACACAATAAAATTAATGTTTTATATGAGTTTATATCAGTCTGTCCAGAGGAATCCATACCATCGTTATATAGATAATTTATATCATCTGTGTTTCCTGTTTTCTTTGTTTTTATTAAGAAATCAATTGTATTGTATTTTGAAGGCTTCCACTTAAAACTATAGTCCCAAGTTACTTTATAGTCTGTTTCTGGTAAACCCATATTTGATGGTGTAAATATTAATCCATCCGTTTCATACTCGTAACTTGGATCCGATATTCTTTTGAGTAAATTTTCACAACAATTGTATATCGATTTACTTTTATTTGCTATTTCAAAATGTTTTACTTCAACCCTCATAGGTATTAAATCATTATTTGTTATTGATTTTAATTTTAATGAAATCAAAAGCTGTCTTAAGTATGTTAAACGCCCCTTTTTTGTTTTTGCATCTTCTTCTTGGTCAGTTAACGGCAGTCTTCGTTTATCTTCACCCTTTAAATAATACAAATCAAAACAAGCAAATAAATTTATACTTTCTTTGTATTTATTATGTTCTATATATTCACCGTCTACTAATGTATTGTATAACGCTTTCTGATCACTATAACACCCTGTAAATTTAACTCTCATACTTGAATCAATAAAATATAATTTTCCTTTTTCATTTATATATAATAATGCGCGTTCTCCATCTGCTTTATCAGTAACAGTATAATTATTATTTATATTCGGTGAATTCATATTTTCTATATCATCTTTTACTAAATTCACATATTGTAATGTTGAAGAAGAATACCCAATAAAATTTTTGGGTGTAATATTATAAGGTATTTCTTTCTTTTTACTATGTATTAGCTTCATATACGATTTTAATACTTCTGACATTTCTGTTTTTGATACTGGATAATTAGTCCCCTGTAACGATGAAAGAATATACTTTATACATGTCTTCATTTTTGGTAATAATTTGTCAACACTATTATACTCTGTAAAACTACCAACACGCTCCTCATCTATTTCTATCTCTATCTCATAATTTTCAGAATTAGTAAACACACCCGATTGTTCTATTGAATATTGAGGTATTAATCTAAATGGCTTTTTTTGTTGCCTTGAACTTGATTTTACAATAGATATATCTACAAACATAGGAAAATCTGGATGACTTAATCGAATTCTATTTATATATCTAAATGTCTTTTTCGTTTGTGTCCATGAATCAACTATCTTATTTACTAAATTACCTGTTACCTGTTTCTCTAATTGATAAGACAATTTAAACATATATTCGTCGTTAAATACTGGTAGTATTTTACCATCTTCATCTTTTGCCTTCAATTTTTGAACAAAGTTAATGTTTTCTGGATTACCTCCATATTTTTCAAGTAATTTTTCCATATTTTCTAGTTTACAATAATCTTGTATAACGTTAAAGTTATTTAGTTCTGCTCTAATATTAGATAATTCCTCATCTCCCTCCTGTGTAATAAATTCATTTGATATTCTCATCATATACACACCATTCAAATTATTACTAGTAAAACCTATTGATAATAATTTTTGTATAGTATTATCATAATCCATTCTAGTTAAATCTTTGGGATTTGACGTTGAAAATCTTATCTCTAATTCTTTTTGTGTACGTGCATCAAATATATTATCAGATAAGTATTTTTCTGTCAAACTATTCATATCATATTTATTACTAAAATTCATTTTTTGATTATGAGACATATATATAATTATAATAGTATATTTTTATTATAATTATATATCAATTTTATTTAATATTCATATTTCTATATTTAATGTTTCGCATATTTTTGAATACAATTCTGCTTTCTTTAAGTTTAAATCATTTTGTGATAATTTTATCTCTATTCCAATATCCTTTAAATCTTGTAATTTATAGCTACCTATTGATTTTATCGGTTTTTCATAATTTTTTACTTCATACTTAGTATCCATGTAATTCGTTATAATTTCTTCTCTTGGATTTATTTCATACACATAATCATCTCCTATTTTGTGTATTACTGTATAATTTTCATTCTCTTCTTCATTATCTACATATAACTTACTATATATTCTATCATTTATAAATATAATATCTATATTATGTATTGTACATAGTACATGAAATGTTTTAAATGATATTTTATCGTCATTCAATAATTCACTTTCACAAACGTCCAAACGTTTAAACTTATATGTATCTTTTAACATTTTCGTTTTAGCCTTTACATGTGTTATCAGTTCCAACTTTAAATTCTTTTCTTCTTGAAATATTCCACTTCCCAAAAGTTCATAACTATCAAACCCATATTTTATTACATAAAATATCCAGAATAATTTATCATTATGTGCAGGTACAAAATAATTTTTATTATACCGTATACAACGCTTCATAGGTTCTTTCTGATAATTATTACTTTTCTGATCTATTATCGTTTTTAAATAACTTACCATGTTTTTGGGATAAAGCATATATTTATTTAATTCTTTTAATTGGTCTGTCATATATATTATCGTTTATAATTGTTTATATTGATTATAATTATATATTAAGACATAGCAGATGTAGCTGAGAAAAAATTACTTTCCATCTCTTTTTGATTATTCTCAATATTATCTAGTTTTATATTTTGGGTCTTTATATATAAACAATAATTTTTCAATTCATCTATTACTATTGGTGGTAGTTCTGACAAGTTTACAAATACTCCATTCTTATTTTCATTCAGATTTTCTATCTTATTCTTTAACATTTTTAATAATGTTATATGGTGTTCCTTTGGTAATTGTTCTATTTGAGATTTTAAACTTTCGAGTTCAACAATATTTTCACTCATTAAATAAAATATTGTTATTTGTTTAAATATTTACTTACTTGAATAATATATAATATATAATATATTATTTATAAATTATGCTGAACATGATTCACATATCTCATTTTCATTATTTTCTATTCTCTTTGGGTCTATTGTAAACTGCTGGGCTTGATGCTTCGCTTTTCTTCTTAAATAATATATTCCTGTTTTCAACCCTTTTTTCCATGAATACATATGCATACTAGTTAATTTATTATTAGTTGGCTCTTCCATCCATAAATTTAAACTCTGACTTTGACATATATAAGCACCTCTATCAGCAGCCATATCTATAATATCTTTCATCTTCATTTCCCACACTATTTTATATTTTTCTTTTATTTCATTTGGTATTTGTGTAAAGTGTTGAATACTTCCTTTGTTTTCTATTATACTATTTTTTATCGATTCGTTCCAAAAACTTAATTTTGTTAAATCCTCCTGTAAATATTTGTTTACAACTAAAAATTCTCCTGCAAGGGTTCTTCTACTATAAATATTACTTGTTAATGGTTCAAAACATTCAATATTACCTAATATCTGAGCTGTTGATGCTGTTGGCATAGGTGCTACTAATAAAGAATTTCTTAACCCATACATCGTTATACTTTTCTTTAATTTTTCCCAATCATATCTTTCTGATGGAGTTACATTCCACATATCATATTGTAATATTCCCTTATGTGCTGGTGAATTTTCAAAACTACTATAAGCTCCACAAAATGTTTTTCCTTCATCTACCATTTTTTTTTCATAATTATTCGCATATTCCAATAAACATTCTTCTTCATCATATCTCTTATTCTTTATTTTTTGTAATATTTCACACCTTTTTTTTGATATTTCATTTGATGCTTCCAAACTTGCATGATATATTGTTTCAAATATCTTTTTATTTATTTCTTTTGATTCATTACTTGTAAATGGTAAACCAAGCATTATTAACACGTCCGCTAACCCTTGAACACCTATTCCTATTGGTCTATGTTTCATATTGCTTACCTTTGTTTTTTCAGTTGGATAAAAATTTATATCTATCACATTATCCAAATTTTTTGTTATTACTTTTGTTACTTCATGTAATCTATCATAATTAAATGTTTGTTCATCCTTATCTACCATAGCAGATAATGAAATACTTGCCAAATTACATACCGCTGTCTCATTTTCATCACTATATTCTACTATCTCAGTACAAAGATTCGATGATTTTATTGTTCCCAAATTTTTCTGATTTGATTTATTATTACATGCATCTTTATATAATAAATATGGTGTTCCTGTTTCCATTTGACTGTCCATGATATGTAACCACAAATCACGAGCATTTACAATTTTTCTATGCTTATTTTCACTTATATATTTGTTATATAAATCCTCAAAATCTTTACCATAACAATCTGATAAACCAGGACATTCGTGAGGACACATTAGTGCCCAATCTTCATTACTCTCTACCTTTTTCATGAATAAATCAGGTAACCAAAGAGCATAAAACAAATCTCTAGCCTTCATCTCTTCATCTCCTTGGTTTCGTCTCATATCCAAAAATAATTCTATATCTGCATGCCATGGTTCTAAGTATATAGCAAAACTGCCATTTCGTTTACCACCACCGTTATGTATAATACCATTATGTGTTGTATAGTCATGTACATTTTTCATTTGTAGATCATATAAAACACCATCATATGTTGTTTTTGTAATATTTTTAATTCTTGTGCATAAATAGTCTTTATATTTGAAAAATTTAACGTAACTTTTATTATTATAATCTTTATTTAATTTATCACTATTTATAAAATTTATTAGATCTTCTGTACATGGAATACGCAAAGTGTAACCTATTTTTTTATGTTCAATAGTTCCTTTTGATGTTTCATGTTTTTCACCTATTCTATCTCTTATATATCCACTTGTTAAAATACCACAACGCATAAACATATAACGCATACTTTCTATTAAATTTCTTGATGTACTATCGAATACAAGCTCTTTGTAATAACAACCATCACTATCAATAAGACCTTTTATAATATTCTTTATTTTTTTCAAAGGTAAATTTAACCATTTTTTGTGAACATGTTTTTCCCCATTTATGTCATATACATCAGCATGTCTAAATGGTAAATTAATTGTTTTATTCCAACGAATTCTTGATGTATTTTCATGACATTCTATAGAATATTGAATACAACGACTGGTAAAATAATTTTCAACAAATTCTAATACGTTTCTTTTGTTTTTAGTATGTAATGTAATATGACCAGTATTACTATCATTTTTCATATATCCATCTCCTAAAATAATTCCATAAATATAACAATCATCTTCATTAATATTTTTTATATCTTTTTCATATTTTGGAATTTTATAAATGATCATATCATCATATGTTAAATCTTTTACATCCTTAAACTCTGGTTTTATTAGTCCTTTATTTAATCTATTTGTAATAATTTCATAATTAATACCTTTTTTTTGGTTTGAAATAACAAATATAGGATGTTCATCTGTTATTGTAAGTGGTTCAATAGAATGCATAGTTTCTATTTTATAAACTAACCCATTATAAGGATGTTCAAGAACATTTTCAATTACTTCAGTATTACCCGTTGAATTAATAATTTCTGTTTCATTACTCATTACATTTTGAATTTTAATTGGTCCAGATGTTGTATATAAATATGTTTCGGGTGTTATACATTGGTCAACGTAGCGTGCCGTATTGTTAAATACACGTAACATAGGAACAATACCATTAGATGTTCCATTTGTACCTCTTATATGACTTCCTGACGCTCTTACATTATGAATATGTAACCCAATACCACCTGCCCACTTTGATATATTCGCACAATCTTTTAGCGTATTATAAATTCCATTTATACTATCACTTTCCATCGATATTAAATAACATGAACTCATTTGTTGTCTTGGTGTCCCAGCATTAAAAAGTGTTGGAGTCGCATGAGTAAAATATTTCTTCGACATCATATCATACGTTTCAAATGCCTTCTCTATATCATTCATATGTATTGATAACGCCACACGCATCCACATATGTTGAGGTCTCTCAACTATTACATTATTTGATTTCAACAAATATGCTCGTTCAAGTGTTTTGAATCCAAAATAATCAAACAAGTAATCTCGTGTATAATCTATTTTTTCTTCTATTTTATCGGAATTAATTACTACTGTTTTATAATATTCTTCCGAAATTATTGGGGAATGATGACCATGAACATCATAAAAATTCCATAGTTTATCCACAGACTGTAATAATGTATTTGGTGTGTTCTTTTCATGATTTGATATTGCAATTCTACTCGCTAATACACCATAATCACTTGATACTGTTGTCATCGATGCACACTGTTCACATGTTAACTCATCTATTTTTGATGTTTCTATTCCATTAAATAATTGGTCTATTATCTTCATCACTAATGCAGAATATTTAACATCTTTTAAACTAGCTTCCTCTCCAATCTTTCTTACACGAATCAATATTTTATCAAATGATACTGGCTCTAAACAGCCTGATCTCTTTTTTACGAACATATCCTCATCATTAAAACTAGACATATATTACTATATAATTCTAGATTTAAGCCTTTTTGAAAAAATATTTTTAAAAGTTTTTATATTTATATATTTTATATGTTAAGCACCAAATTTCTTAATACTGTTAAATATTTATTATTTGTCGCAGTTATATGCGTTATTGTACATTTTATAAATTCCATTTTTTTCAAAAGAAGCGAAAATTTTGATACATATAAATCAGAACTTTCACCTGCATCATTCCCTAATACATTATTATTAGCAGATACATATAATGTTAACGAATCTATTAAAAAAAAAGATATGCCTACTGATTATTTATTCATTAAAAGAAACGAAAACAATAAGTATATAACTACACCAGATAATGGTACATGTACTCCTATGGAAGTTTGTGGGTTGTATTCCAATAAAAAATCAGGTATTAAATAAAATCATATCATCTTGTATTTATATAATTTTATATAAATACAAAATTTTGAAAATTTGAAATTGTAAGCTATATATTTGCATTTGTGCTTTCTTCATCTGTTGTATTCAATTTTGTTGAGGTTTCATCGAAACTTTCTGTTCTTACCTTCATAATTGATTTCTGTGATGCACGTTGACTAGTAATCATATCATGAGGAAACATGTCACTTATTTTATCGTCACTAGTATTCATATCAGGACAAAACATTTCTGTTATTATATCTTGACTATTATTCATATCATTTATATCTATCATACACGTCTTTTTCTTTCTTTCTTTGGGAGCACGATGATCATAACCATCAACACGTTCTTTTACAATTGTATTCCATACTTCTTCTATTTTGGGTATTGCATATGAAATCCATTCTTTATTACGTAACACTAATATACAACTATAATGGTCTAGTTTATAGTAAATTGTCCTTACTATATTCTCCTCTCCATATTTTATTAACATTTCATTTTTAAATATACAATATTCTGTTTCACTTGAATATAATGGTAAATATTCATATACCGTATTTTCATCTATAGTAAACTGAAGAATAATCCCTTTTAATTGACCCTGTGTTGTTGATGAAAATGTTCCATCATTATTAAACTCTTCGTCATTAGCATATTCAGAAAACTTTGTTTCTAAAAAGTCACACTCGTTCATATTACACACTTCCATCTGCATCTGCATCTGTATCCAATACATTTTCTTCGGGTTTCCTGTTATTTTTCTAGATATTGGGTTTTTTATTTCTAACATTCTTCCGTATCTATATGAATCTTCGGATACTACAATTCCATCTGGTGATGCACCTAGAAAACTATATTTGTCATGTGTTATACATCCAAAATCTTCAACCTTACATTTGTAATAACTTTCATAAAACATTACTGATACTGGCTCATATTTAATTCCCCAACCCAACGCACCTGCTGATGTTTGATTTGTTAGTGTAAATGGTTTGCATTTCTCATAAATTATACTATTTAATGCACTCTTTGTTTCGAATATTTTTCCTACTGAACTCGCTGTTATCATATTATATCTTGATTCATACCAAGCATCTGTACGTTGTTCTGGTTGAGGTTTACTACGAATATATTCTATTTTTTGTTTGACTTTTTCAATATTTGGCTTAAAACGAATAAATGTTTTATCATAACTTCTTCTTGGTGTTACATGTGTATAAAACATCTTTTCACTATATGTTACTATATATTCAAATACTATATCTTTCAATTCATCTGACAAATTAGATAATTTATTACTATAAGGTTCTACTGTGTCACAGTGTACCCTTAACATAGATGTTACATTCGTTACCATAAAATCATCAAAATTTTCTTCACATGATAGATGTATAGTTTCTAAATGTAAATTATTAAACATCTCAAAACAAAACTCAAATAATTCTATTTTCATCTCTTCATCTATGGATTTAAAATACTCTTCTGCTTCATATTCTTCTAATTCGATCTCATCATTCATTTTATCCAATTCTTCATCTGTTAGCGGTTTTATTAAATTCATCATACCGTATATACTATTTATATTTATAATTAATTATTTATATCATTTCAAATCAATTTTAAACGAATAAAAAACTTAATCCATCGGACCTTTACATCCTTAAAACTGTACACTTGTTTAGTCGTCTTCATTTTCTATATAGTTATTATAAATTATTTTGATATGTTCAACATACCAGTTATTATATTACAAATAATGTGTATACTAGAAAATACGTGAACGCCGACTTTGCAAGTATACTGCTCCAGTATAATATATTATTAAAAGTTTCTAATGCATTTTTACTATCATTTTTAAGATGATTTTTTTCTGATATATCAACCGTTATTTTTGTGTCATCATAATTGTCTTCTTCTTCTGTTTCGTATAGAATCTCCAACGGATTGTATTCACTATATTTTCTTCTATAATAAAAGTCACTCGAATTTTTGTAAACATTTTTAGTTTTTTTTCCAAATTCTATATCATCTTGAGGAGGATCTAATATTACATATTGATCCCATTCACAATTTGTTTGAATGCTCATTACTTGTGACATTTTATACTACTTTATAATTTTTATTTATATTATAAAATAATCATTTTTTTTTAAAATTCATTAATCTTTTTTATTTTCCCGTGACTTATTTTTTTTTGATAATATTTTCGACTTTTTTGTCTTAGGCGCTAAATTTTTTGAAGTTGAAACCCTGTTATCCTGATTTTTTATAGTGAAAATTTTTTTCTTTTTGTCAAAAAATAAACCAGGTATATCTTTTATCACTCCATCTTCTTTGTTATAATTTATGTCCTTTATTTTTGTAAATTTTTTGTTATCTAATGCTTTTAATAAATATCTCTGTAATTCTTCGTTGTTACTTTCCGAAAAACTATTCTCTTCAGAAAAAACATTACAATAGTGTATTATCTTCTCCACTTTGTTTTTCTTATTCAATTTATTCCATGGTTGAGATTTATTTGTCTCCTTTTCTTTTTCTAGAAAATTATCTATCAATTCCATAGCACATGAATTCTTTGTATTAGGTGTTGCATTCGTATAATTGTTATTTAAATATATACTTTTATATTTTAATTCATTATCTATTCTTTCCATTCTTTTTTTATTTTTTTCATTTTTATTGTCTTCTATACTTTCGGAACCATCCTTTTTCACGTCTACTATTTTATTTCCGTTTTCAGTAAATTCCATTATTATATGTTTTATTGTTTTAATTTTAACTCATTTAAAAATAATATTTTATATTATCATTTATTTGTTCAATATTCATTTTTTTCTCTCTTTAACTTATATATAACCTCTATGGATTCAGGAAACACAAAGGATGTTCTTATTACTGGCCAGCACAATAAATTCCAGTTAAAACGAGCTCAACGAGAGAAACCGAGAGAAAACAAAACATCTAACTTTAATAAAGACACTATTTCATTTAATGACCAATTATCTAGCATCAATAAACTATATCTAGATTTAACTTTTAATGACAAAAATATTTATGAGTCGGAAATTAAAAAAAAAATTACTAGTTATAAATCACAAGATCTTAAAAAAAATAGATATGACCCCGAATTATTTATTAATCTAGAAAGTGTTATTGAAAAATTAGTTATCTCTAAACTTAAATGTAAATACTGTAACAAACAAATATATATACTATCTAATAAATACCGTGATAATGACCAATGGACTCTAGAGAGAATCAATAATAATATTGGACACAATACTGATAATGTTATTATTAGCTGTCTTGAATGTAATTTACAAAGAAAAAACAGTAATATGGACAATTTTGAATATACTAAAAAATTAAAAATTAATAAATCATTCTAAAAATATTTAAATAGTTACTTTATATTTATAATATGTCAGGAGGGGCTTATACCACACAAAATGATTTACTATTAAATAATCTAAAAACTTTCTATCGAGATTCGGATTTTCTAGATGAAATGCTTAGTATTATTAACGGTGAATCAAAAATTTCATTAAGAATTGTTGATTGGTTTGCTACTAATTATGCTAAAAACTATTATACTGTATACGATATTGATAAAGAGAATGGAGAACAATTTCGGTTTAAAGTGTATAACGACTATAAATTAAAATTAAAAGCATACAGTAAGAGAAGATTCGATCCATTTTGTAGATGGGAACGTATTACATTCCCTTATAAAAATGGTACTTCTATACAAACTACTATAGGTCAATTAAATTTTTTTAAATGGGCATTAGAAAACAAAGTCGTTGATTATATCAGAGAAAATTATGAAACTATTGAAACTGATATGAATAGCAGAAATAGCACTTCCAGAAAGAAAAATATTCCAATAAACGATAAAAAAACCAGAAAAAAAAGACAAGAGTTATCTATTCTAGCATCTAAAAGTATTAAGAAAGAAGATGTAGAAATTGTAGTAAAATTTAACTAATAATTATAAACATCAACTATTATTTATAATTATTTAATTTAATGTCTTCTGCGTCCACGTCTAGACTTTTTGTGGTGTTTTTTTGAACGTTTCACTTTCTTTGCCTTCTTTGTCTTACGGGAACGTCTGTGTCTGCGACCTCCAACAACAGGATTAGTAGTAGCAGCGGGAACACCAGCAGCGGGAACACCAGCAGCGGGAACATCAGTAGTAGCAGCGGGAACAGCGCCTGGAGGAGGAGCATCGGTTTCCTCCTTTTTAAACAAACCAGTAATTTTGCCTAAGAAGGTATCGTCCCCACCACGTTTACGTCTTGTTGAAGTTTTACGTCTATTCATTCTAGTCTTTGCCATTATATATATTAATAATATAATAAATATACTGATTTATGATATTATTCTAAATTATTCTAAAATTATAGTCCCTTTGGGAAACCAACCAAATTAGCACCAATACCGAAACCTGCACCAGAACGAGCAGATACAGCCATTGATGGAATATATGTATCAAGAATAGCGAATGTTGCTGCTGCTGTTAACGCAATAAGTGCTATCTCTTCCAAGTTAAGTCCTCTTTTAGCATTAGGAATAGCAAAAGCAGCAATTGCTACCATCAAACCTTCTACTAAATATTTAATAGCTCTTTTAATTAGCTCACTAAGATCAAATGCCTCGAACATTATATAAAATACGTAGAGAAAAAATTATAATATAATAAATAAATACTTAAAATATTTGTTTATACTAAATATATAGATGCCTACCTTTTCTAAACCCGCTGATGAAAATCCATTAGTTGATTTATTAGATGAAGACGAGCCAATTAGTGGTCAAAAATTCTGTTGTATTTCATTCCTTTCTCCTGAAAATATTATTAAACAAAAAGAATTATTTCTTTTCCAAGAATTCCTAAAGAAGTTTGATTTTACAAAGTCTATGGAAAAATATGAACAATTTCTCCAGTTTATTATCTTTAAATATAATCTTGATCAAGAATCTATTACTACCGACTTTAAATCTTTTATTGCCGAAGAGAGAAACAATTTAATAAAAACAACAATTGAAGACGAATACAAGAATTTTGTCGATGCATATGAAGAACACCTCGAAGAATCTTTTAATGAAAAACATTCATTTAAAACTAGTGTTCGTGGAATTAAGGTCAGAGGTTCTTTTAATTCCCAGAAAGAAGCTGAAATGAAGTGTAAAATGTTGCGAGAAATTGACCCCCATCACGATATTTTTGTTGGACCTGTCGGTACATGGATGCCATGGGAACCAGAGGCGTATAAAACTGGTAGAGTAGAGCACCTTAATGATGAACTAAATAAGCTTATGCACGGTAAGGTTGAAAATGAAAAGAACGCTAAGATTGAATTTGAAAAACGTATTAGAGAAGCGAAAGAAAAGGCTATGGAAGAAAACCAGAAGCTTGCTGAAAAAACAGGTAATGTACTTACACAAAAAATGGATAAAGATGGTAATCTTATTAATACATTAGCTGTTGACTATGACAGTATTCCTGATAATGAAGTTATTATTCCTGAGGAAATGAAGGAAAAATCAGGTTCTACTAATGTTTCTGCTAATGTAAGAAAGGAATTATTCGATAGTAATAATATTAGTACTAGAGTAGCAACTCCAACAAAATCTACGCGTAAATCACCTAGTATTGATGAAATAACTATGACTGAAATTCCGAAATTAGATAAAAAGGATTAAACTATTAATATATAAATTTCATAAAATTATATATTAATTTACTTTCTTGTTCTGGTTTTTCTTTTTGATTTCTTTGATTTTCTTTTTCCACCATCTATTTCTGCATATGAAGTTCGACAAACATTATGACAATTCTGTCGTTTTTTATGTATTCCTAATACAATATCATTCGGTACCCCCATATCTTCTGCTCGGTGTAACGCATCACTAAATTCTTTATTACATTTATCTATACATTTTTGGTAATTATTTCCACCTTTAATTTTTCTAGTTTTTCTTTTTTTATTACCTCTTTTTTTATTTGTTCTTCTTTTTCCCTTTTGTTTCTTACTCTTTTTATTTTTTTTCATGCTTCTTTTTCTTTTTGTTTTTCGTTTCATACCGCCTCTATTAGGTGGTGGTATTTCTACCAAAGAAGATATTTTTTTTCCTTTCTGTGCTGCTTGTCTTATTTTTTCTTCATGTTCTTTCAATTCCGCCTTAATCTCGTCAGGAAATTCCTTTCTAAGTTGTTTTTGTGCATTAGGATGAGTATTAAATATATCTCTTTTTTTTTGTTGTTCTTCTTCCTCTGTTGTTGGTGAAGAAGTTCCTTGACTGTATTTTTGATGTCGTTCTTTTAAAGCTTTACTTAATGCTACATCATCATTCCAAATATCTCCACTACTCATATAAATTCTTTCGAAAATTATTATTTAAATATAAGAATTAATAAAATACATGGGAAATGAAATATCTATAAGTAAAATTGGATACGAGGATGTTCAATACGCAATAAAAAACGAATATTTAATTATAAATACATTACCCCTAAATAAACAATCATGTTTAATTAAAAATACCATAAATTATAACGACGAAGAGAGAGTAATTAATGATTTAATAAATAATGGTGATTCTAACGCATGTATTATAATCTACGGGGAGAATAGTTTAGACGAATCAACATATAGCAAATGTAAAAAATTAATTCAATTCGGTTTTTTAAATATTCATATTTACGTAGGGGGGGTATTTGAATGGCTTTTACTTCAAGATATTTACGGTTTTGATAATTTTCCTACGATTGGGAGAGAATTAGATTTACTTAAATTTAGGGCAAATATGAAAATAGACAAAAAATACTTGACATGATTTTTTTTTCTCTGCGTATTTTATAATGGCAAACACCAGAAAAGTTCACCCCAGCAAATCTAAAATAAGCAAGAGAGTTATGCGTATGCGTGCTTCACGTGCTAAAAGAGCCACTCGCAAGGCTATGTCTTTAGTAAAGAAGGCTCGTGTTATGGAACGTCGTGCCCGTAAGGCTATGTCTGTTGCACACAAGGTTCGTGCTTCTTTACACGGTGCATCAGTCCGTAAATCACGCAAATCACGCAAATCACGCAAATCACGCAAACACTAAATGTTTAATTAATATTTAATTTTATTAAATTATATATTAATATTAAAATTATGACTGTAGTATCTTTTTTAAATTCGTTAAAACAATATTATGAACCCAAAAACATAAATACTTGGGCATAAATTCATGTACTATTTCACTATCTTTTTTTTCATTATTTTTATAATTACTGAAATTCACGCGTGTACTATCACATAATATTATCATCGATGGTATCTTGTTTTTTAATTTTAATTCTTTAATAAAAACTAAAAAATTATCTATTCTTTTTAAAATATAATGCATTTCATTATATAACTCTGTCTCTTTTATTTCTGACTCTCTATCGTCTTTTAAAGCATATCCTAAATCTAATATTGTTCTATAGTGTGATATTGTATCATTTCCATCCAGACCATATAATGGCCCACCAAAACATACAAAATAATCCAAATCTATATTTAGAATATAATTGTTTGATATATTATCTATTTTATTTTTCGCATACTTAATATTAGAAGTTGTAAAATATACATCTAAATCTAAATCATCTATCATTTTATCGTCTCTTTTAATTGTATATTTTGGACAAGTGCCTCCATAGAAATAAGCAGTTTCGTCATTTAATGCTATTTTTATATTTGAACTATTATAAGGTTCAGTTACCCAATCAGGTGTTATCCAAAATATACCATTATTTTTATCGTAAGGTAATAACATAGGAACTAATACTCCTCCAATATCTGTTATTAAATCATCAAAGTCTTTATTCATAATATCTGTTCGTTCGGTTTGATTAATATAATTTTTAAAAAATTTATTAGTATTTTTAATTGGGTTCATATCAGCGTGTGTATCAACATGTAATATTGTTCCTGGATTTGATTGTATTTTTTTATATACATACTCAACAGCATGATGATGTTTTGATATTTGATAAACAGGTATATTATTAATTACTACATAGTTATTATCATTCATGTATTTGTAATAAAATGTTATTCTATCATTTATTTCTTCTAGAAATGGTATTTTAAATAAAAAAGAATCTACAAATCCCAATCGTTGATATATATAATCTATTTTACTTAGATTTTTATTAACAATATTAGGTGTTAATTTCTTATTACATTTTGTTACTTTTAATTCTATCAATCTCAATTCATTATCTATTTTCAAAATATCACTTTCACATAAAGATAAATATGTATGATATTCATCATCATCTAAACCATATGAGTAATTAAATATTAATTTTTTGTCATTATAATATGTGTTATATAATTTATCATTATCTATTATTTGTAAATTATGTGTATCATCAAAATATAAATAAGTGATTCTTAATATCAATATAAAAAATAATATAAATAATATTATTGCAAGTACTTTATTCATAAAATATAAAATAATTACTTTATATTTTATTGATGTAAACGTATAATATATTATTAATATATTTAAAACAAACTTACATATAAATATATATTATGGTTTTACCAGCACTCGATATATCTAATATAATAATTACAGAACAAGAGGAACAAGATGAACAAGAACAAGAACAAGAACAAGAACAAGAACAAGAACAAGAACAAGAACAAGA